GAGTCTTAGCCAATGATAGAGAAGTTTAAGAGAGCAAGAAAAGCTGATGGGACATTCAAGAAGGATGTAGCGTGGACCCCTTGGAACGAAGCATGGAGTTATAAAATGAGTGAAGACTTGAAAGATATGATTGAGCGAACAGCTTGGACATTCATTGAAGCCTTTATCGGTGCTTTAACTGTTGCCCCATTAGTTGGTGTAGATGCTGAAGTACTTCAGTTAGCTGCGTTAGCTGGCGGTGGTGCTGCATTAGCAGTAGTTAAGACATACGCTAAAAAACAAATAAGTAAGTAGGAATAATGGGTGTAGAAGAAGTATGGGAAGATATTAGGCGTGCCAAAATAGATAAATGGTTAAAACGTGGTGGTGCTAAACCACCTGCTCCAAAACATGGTCATGGTACAACAACATTTAGGGTAAAGAATGCAACATATGCCAAGCACGGAGATAGTATGGGTGTAATTCAGCATACACAAAATAAACCTCCTAAACCACCTAGAAAATATATAGGTAAACGTACAGTTACTAATACTGCAAATAGAAGTGTTTGGAGTCCTCAACCTCCTGCACCTGGTGGTAAAGATGCTTTAAGAGTTGCTCAACAAAATAGAATGTCAGCTCATCAAATAAAACCTATTATACGTAGTACTATAAGACCTGGTGGTGGTTCTGTATTGAAGCCTGGCGGTGTAAGTAGTATATATGCACATCAACAACAAGTTACTGGTGGCTTAGCAAGAACACATAGAGATGTTTGGCATGCTCATAAGATGAGTAGTACAGCTGGAAGAATGACAAAACATAGTGCTAAGTTAGCTAAAACTGCAAAGATTGTTAAAAGTGCTAATTTAATTGGACTTACTATAACAGCTGCTGAAGGTATATACAAAGGTACTAAGCGTGCATTAGGCCCTGGTGGTACAGAGTTTCATACTAAGAAGAGTAAAAATAAATATGGTACTAAAGGTTATTAATGCCTAAAGAATTTAAAAAGAAACCGTTTGATGCTACTACTCAAGGTATGGGTCGTCAGGAAATGAAACGTAGAACTCAACAACATAACATATTAGCTACTAAACAATATGAATCTTATAAGAATTTAAACTTAGGGGTTGATGCTGCTTGGGTAACTAAAGCTTCTAAAGGTAATGAAATGAATCCTTGGGTTATGCAGAAAATAGGACAGATGGTTGGTCAACAAGACTCAGCTAATAAGCATATGAAAGCTGCTTTAAAGATGTGGGATACATCTAGTAAGTTTGAAAAAACTAGATATTCTGGTGTTAATCAACAAAAGAAAGTAATGAAGGAACTCAAAAAGAGATATCCTCGTTTATCAAAAGGAAAAACTACATAATGCCTATTAGTAAAAAAGGTAAAAAGAAAGCTTATAAAGTTAAAAAATCTAAAAGATATTAAATATCATACCATTGATATTTAACTGTGATTTCGTCTCCTATTTTTAGGTCTTTTAACGTAACTAAATAAAAAGCAGCATCAGTCTCTACTAATTCAGAGTTTGGTTCGTTGCTATGATTTATAAATCCACCGAGTGGTGTACGAATAACATCGTTTTCAAAACTCCCAACAGGTGCTTTGATATGTGACATGCCAAGAACTGTTTCAGCTGTTATATTTTTGTCAGTAAACAGTCCTTGTCCGTCTATTTTAGAATTTTTTATTTTCAGTTTTTTTGGTAATGGTTTATAACTCATCTGGGTATGACCATGTATTTTCTGGTACAAAGTATTCTCCACCATCAGCAAAATTCCACATATCTAAAACTTCATGTCTGGTAGGTTTGACAGAACTACTATCAAAATCTCCATTATATATAACAGATGACACCATATTAAACATAAACTTTGTTGGTATCTTTTTCACAAATGCACTTGCATAGTTCATTTCTGTTAGTAATTCTAACCTTTTTATCCAATACAATGTTTGTTTCTTTACTTCCTGAGAGTGTGGTTTCTGTAACTTACGTGTCATAAGTTCTGTTGAGTTCTTTAAAGTTTCATAAAGACCACAATCATATCTCTTATTAGCTAGTTTACTTCCTTCTTTTAGTAATATAGAGGGCTTATGTGTAAACCATATTGACAATTTCATGTCATCTTTTGTCAACCTGTATTTAACATAGACTTCTTTTCCCTTTGGTGTCAAGCCCAGAAATCGCTTTCCCCCAAATTCACTAGCTTTTTCGGTGTTTTCTTGTCTTCTTTGCAGGGTTATGTCAGCTCTAGACATTTCCCCGCTCCCCTGCATGTTAATGTCAGTTGTAGACATTTTATCCGCTGGGTCTTGTCTTTGTTCTTTGGTAGCAAATGCTTTGTTTTTACCTAATGTTCCTATCATATTTACTCCTCTTCTTTTTGTACTTCTTCCCATTGAGTATTGTAATCACTAACAAATTGTGTAATTAGTTCGTCTACTTTATCTATATTAGGTATCTGTTGTAATGCAGGATTACCTAATACTCCTATAAGATTTACAGCCCAGTTTCTTAATAACATAGGTTGATTAAATATATTTTCTTCTTCTTTTTTCTTAGCCATTATGACCTTTCCAGCAGTGTTTACTGCTATTCCAATGATGCCAACCGTCATTATACACTAGCCACGAGGCTACTGCAGTACTAACAGTTGGGTCATATCTATCTTGTTTCAATTTTAGTTTAGGTGTTAACCATTCCCAAGTTCTATCATTAAATTGCCAAAGACCTTTGTCATATGTTTCATCTTTGTTCTTACCTACTGCTGTAGGTTTTCCTCTGCTTTCACAATATATAATCTTTAGTGCTTTAATAGTATCTTCTTCCTTGAAATATTGATTAACTAATGGTTCCCACTTACGTACGTATTCAACCTTATATTGTTCGTCTTTACAATATATATATTCAGTCATGTCATCTACTGTTGGATAGAAGCTAAGTACACAAGTAACCAATGTAGCTATCAAGTAACCTTACTTGTAGCTAATTTTTCAGCTGGTGTTGATACAAGATAATAAAGAAAATGTCCTTTATCTTTTGCAGGTAACGTAACAATATCGTAACCTTCTTTTCTCATATCATGTAGTACTCCACCAAATCGTGTACATCTTAAATCAAAAACGAACTCACCGTTACTAATAGGTTCGTTTTCTCTCTCAGTTACTAAAACGTATTCTATTAACTGTGATTTATTCTTGATTAGTTCAGGTATTTTCTTTCCCCTGAATGATTTAACTATCATTTTTTCTCCTTATAATAACGTTGTATTTCACACAACCAACATTCCGACAACCTATAACTTTTTTGTTGTTCTTTACGAAATGCTTTCTCTCCTTCCCGCATGTTTTACACAGGTCTCTTCTCAAACGCCCCATTCCCCAGGTATGTCTGAAGAGTTTAGCCACCATGACTTACGCCATTTGCCAGTGTGTCCTCCACATACAGCTGGGTCGTTAGTTGAACAAACAAAGTCTGGACTTCTTTCAGACTTTTTGTTATTACGATTATCGTATACCATTTGTTGACACCATGGACACTTTAAATCGTCTCTATATTTCTTTTGTTCTTCCACTTTATCCATCACCTTACCTACCATATCTCCAGCACTATCCATACCAGGAGTTATGTCTTCAGTCTCTCCCATTATATCAGTAACTCTTTTGACTACATCATCTTCTGGAGTTAAATTTGGTAAGGTTATTGACTTTTCTATAAAATTAAAGTATCTATTTAGTTGTTCATCTGTCCAATAAGTTTTATCTTTATCGAATTTTAGAACTGATGCATATTGATTTGCACTACCAATTATTACTTTAATTTGTTCAGGTTCTACGCCTGTTAGCATTGCATTTATAGTTGTTGCAATAAACTCTAAGTTTTGCTTAGTCATTAGAAAGGTGCCTCTGACTCTCCTTCGCCTACAATACTATCCATAATAGCGTTCATAGCAGCAGTATCTTCAGCTGTTGGTTTGTTTTCTTTCTTACGCATATCTACTTTTTGTACTTCAACATTATCTTCAGCTCCTGCTTCAGCAGATGCTTCTTCTTCTGTTTGTGTACTTCCAGACCATAGCTCTACGCCTAAACCAAATCGCATACATGCTCTTTTAAAGGCATCAGATTCAGCATCTTTAAGATTTGTACCATCGTTGAACTTATCATTATTAAGTTTGAATGTATCAACGTCTCCAAATCCTTCGTATGTTCCCATACCTTCTATAGTTATAGTGCCTTTAGCACCTACTATTCTTTTAGTTCCGTCAACACGTCCATAT